CTGAATCACCGGATGCTAAGGGCACTGTCATTTTAGATAATGTTGCTATAGCCATTTAATTTGCTCCTAATATATTTATCCTAAATTAAAGCCCGGATATTTCGCCGGTATTCTTAATTCTTAATGGTATGTAGATAAATTCAATTGCTTTCACTGGCTCAATAGCAATATCTACATATAATTCATTCCTGTCTATTCTAGAAGGTGTATTATTAGATTCGTCACACACCACTAAAAAGTCATACAATGCTCTTAGTCCAACAAGTTCAAGCAATAACGTTTCAGTTTGTTGCTTGATTTCATCTCTTGTAATTTTGTCATTTGGTTCAAAAAGATAAGGTTTAGCTAAAACTTTCAATTGACTTCTTAAATAAATTATAAGTCTTGCAACATTTATTCTATCCAAAGAACTAGCAGTTAATTGTCTTGTTTTTTGCCCAAAACATACAAGTCCAGCACCAGTTATAAAAGTAATTGGGTTTACATTATTTGAATATAGTGTATCTCGCATACCTTCATTCATTGCCAAAGTTTTAAATTCGCCTTCAGCTGTAACAGTTCCACTTGATGTTGCATTAGTTATGTTACCTCTTCTTGTTCCTGCAGGTGCAAACCAAGGATAAGAAACTTGATCGCTTAAAGCAATAGTTCTTAACATCATATGACTAGCCGGAACAACAATATTATTACCAAAATTATCACTTGTAAAACCGCTTGGATAATAAACTGCAATGTATGGATCTGCTGAAGTTAAACCAACAATATTGTCTTCTGTTGCTCCATTGACATTAGTTGCCCATTCATTAAGAACAGTAGCATTTGGTTGTAATTTAAACGGTGAATCGCCTACAATAAATGCTGATAGGTTTCTATCATAATTTAATGAATTCATTTCTCCAATTAGCTCTGGATATCCCGGACAAGCCATTAAATTAAATAATCTCGATTCGTCATCTCTAATTTCATCATTGCTGTTAACAACAGCTTGCAATTGTTGAACAACAACTTTTCTTTGTGCAATGCTTCCAAACGATCCGCTACCATCAACTTGATTTCCTGATTCAGTTACCCATCTATCAGGAAAATATGTAGTCTCTGGAGTCAACCCAGTCATTGATTCGTTATTATATCTTACATTCTTACCGGCTAAATCATAATAGTTTTTCTTGTATCTTTTAACATTGAAACCACTTCGTCTTAGATTAAATAATAACATTCCTTTAGGATATAATGCTGGATCAGGACTATCTGGATCAACATAATCGCTAGCCAGCAAATCTACAATATCTCCTGGTTTATCGCTATTCACACCTGATGTATTATATCTTGCATCAGCAAATAAAACACCATCTTCTGTTGTTTGATCTGACGTATCTAAAATAAACCATCTATTTGCTTTTGGTAAGTCTGTCCTATCATTATTATATCTAAAAATTTGAGGATATAATTCTATGTTCGAAGTATCTATCCATAGATCTCCAGTAACTAGAGCAGTGTTATCGCTTTGAGTTTTTGGCATTGACGCACTTACTATTGGTCCATTAGGATCAGTTTGGTCTGCTTCAATTGCAGTATAATATGGGCTAGCGGTACCTGACATACCTGATGCACCATCGTATTGATATCCTACAAATTCACTACCGTTGTGGACAAGAATGTCAACTTCGTCAATAATAGAACTGTACCATAAAGAATTATCAGCAGTGTCTGCTACAACTTCAGTATCGCTTGCTGTGTAACTTAAAACTTTCCATAAAGTTCCCTGTAATTGCCACGGACTTGTATTAGTATCAGTACCAGGCCAATAATACAGGTTTTCTACTCCTGTTGTTTCATCTTGGTATGGAACAAAACCAGCAGACGCTAATACACCGTCTGTATCTACAAATTTCATTTCTCCGCCTAAAGAATGCGATATCGTTACTTTATTTTGAGCACTTACATTTGCACTTAAATTCTTAACGCCGGCTCCGTTTATTGCATCTGCTAAAGCAGTTGCATCGGTTGTTGTTCCAGTAAAATCTACTGAGATTGTTACTGCTGCCAACAAATCTAATTCTCCTGCATCGGATACTTGTACGGTGAATGTTTGGGCATTGCCACTCATTTGAGTACTTATTCTTGATCCAGTAATCTGGGTAGGCGCTATATCGTTTCTTCTATAAAATTTGATTGTTGCTACCGGTCGGCTAGCATTTCCAATGTTTGTTTGAGCATAAATTTCTCCTGTAAGTAACGTGCTGCCTCCTCCACTTCTATCTAATGTGTAAAGGGCTTCTTGATTGCTTCCATACACTGAAATATCTTGTTGCTCCCATAACTTTGTGTTATCGTTCCATTTTTGAACTGAAAATGCCATACCTTTATTTGGACTAGTTGTTTTTAACCATATAGATCCAGTTGGTCGAGGCTGATCTGCTGTACTTTTATATTCTGGTACAATAGTATGAGGATTTATTTCTAAAGCAGGAACATAATATGTTGCTTGTCCGGTACCTATATCAAAAGCAATACCAAGCTCAGACAATGGGTTAATATTAGCACTTGGATTATTTGTTAAAACAATTGTCTCAACTTCGCCACCTACTCCATCTGTGCCATCGCTATAAATTTCAAGTCTGCCGTCAACAACTGCAGCTGATATATTTCCGTTTGGATGATTTGTAATAATTGTATTTTTCACATCTTCTACAGTGTTTCCTGGACTTACAACGATAGTAACTCCATTAATATCAAAATCTGCAGCAACTGCACCAACATCATTTGAGAAAACAGTGTTAACTGCTGTTCCTCTTACACTTGCCCAACTTTTTCGCCATGCATCGCTTCCAACAAGAACCCATTCAGTTGTTGCTCTGTAGAAAATTTTATTTAAAGTTGTTGTAGCGATTACAGCATATGAACCTTCTAAACCAACAGATTTTTTTGGAATATCTCCTGCAAATCCGTTAACAGCTACTGAGCCACCGTTTACAACAAGATCGGTAGTTTCGGTTATCACAATTGGTGTTCTTACTGTGAAATTTTGCCCCCCATCTAAGATAGATGCTCCGTTCCATTCTTGAATACCCCATAACGAAGTACTTGTGTCTAACCAATAAGTTCCATCTGCTGGATCAGCTCCAGGAGCAGTAGGCGACCCTTCTAAAGCAGCTAAATCTACATCTGCTCTTACGATGTAAGCTCTATTTGCAATTCCTAAATAAGAATACGCAGCTTGCAGTCCGTATTCATTAAGTTCTCCTCCATGAATTGGATTGTTGTTGTTATCTGTTTTAAAGATTGGATCGCCAAAGGTATCTACTAAATCTCTTTGTGATGTTATAAGATACGGTACACCAGCATTTACTGCTAATGTTCCAGGAGCTGTACCTGTGCCGGCTCCGTTGGGTTTGTTTGAAGCTGTTGCTACAAAAATACAAGGTAAGGTGCCTGGTTCGGCTGGAGTATAAAAACTCTCGTCAACTACTTTAACCTCTACACCTGGTGATACTAGTGCCATGTTACATTCTCCTATAAGGCTTAAATATTCTAAAAGTATTTATAAAAAAAATAGTAATTTTCTTTTCTTAGATACCGTCAAAAAGGTGCAGTAAAGGTGAGATAAATATAAAATGAGACCTTTGTGTATCTGTGGATTTAGACCAGCTGCAATTAATTATAAAAAAAATAATAAAATTTATTATAGAAAAAAATGTGATATTTGTCTAAAAACACCAACTGTTTGTATTGGTATTCCAAAATGGAAACAATCAGGTTATATTAAGAAAACTTTTTGTGAAAAATGTAATTATAAAAGTAATTATCCTGAACAATTTAATGTATACCACATTGATGGAAATTTAAATAATTGCAGAATTAACAATTTAAAAACAATTTGTGCTAATTGTCAACGTATTTTGTATAAAGAGGGAGTAAAATGGAAACAGGGAGATTTGCTTCCAGATTTCTAGCCTATAATAAATCCATATCCTGTACCGCCTGCAACTGCTGTAGAAATTTCTTGTTCTAATTTTTC